GGCAGGGGGGGGTGCTATCCAAAAGGCGTGGCTGTTTCGTTTTGCGTGTTCGGGTTGCTGTTGGCACGTGGGGTCGCTTGGCTTGGCGTGCGCGTGCCTTGGCGGTGCCGTATGCCTGGCCCCGGGTGGCGTTGCACTTGCCGCAACTTGGCACCAGGTTGTGTAGTTCGTCGGTGCCGCCCCGGTCGGCTTCGATTAGGTGGTCGGCTTGGCTTGCTTTGCGTGTTTTGCACCAGTGGCAGTTAGGTGCGTCGCGTAGTAGTTCGGCGCGGTTCTTTCGGTAGGTGGGGTTGGCTGTTCTTTTGCTCATGGTGTTACGGCTGACGCGCTGTCGCTTGTCCTAGCGCCTTCGCTTCGCTCAGTTGCTACCGGTTGGCGTTGGCAAGCTGCGCAGACGGGTTTGCCTTCGATGATTGCGTCTCCGAACTTTTCGGCTAGGTGTGTTTCTTGGCAGTGGTGGCACGTGCCGAGGTAGGTCGTGGGTGTGTAGGTGTACTTGTGTTTCATTGGCTGCCGCTTTCTGTTGGCTGTAACGCTAGTCGGGCAGAACTTGCCCTGGGCCCACGCCGTCCGATATGCGCTCGGTTCACACTGCCGCACGCCGTGTTCATGCGCGCGGGCTTGCCCTGGCTGTCTGACGGCCGAACTAGCGATGATTAGTCGCCGAGGGTTTTCACCTGCACGCCTTCTTCCGCGAGACGTCGCGCCCTTTCGGGTCCTATTCAGTTTTTATTTATGCCAGACGGAGCGTTTCTTGGCAACGTCGTGCAATCGTTTCTAAATGTTGTCTGTCGGCTTCGATGCCGATGCAGTAGCGGCCCGTTGCTTTGACGGCCACCAGGGTGGTGCCCGAACCGGCGAACGGTTCGAGCACCTTAGCGCCCGGGGCGATGAGATTAAGGCACCATTCCATGACGGCGACGGGTTTTTGCGATAGGTGCACTTTGTCGGGTTCGATAGGTGCGCTGAACACTGCGGGCGTGTAACGCTCCACCGGTTCTTTCGGGCCGTTCGTTGCGTGCAGAACTAGTTCATGGCCGGCAGTGAACCGGCCACGGTTGGGGCGTCCGAAGCCTTTGTTCCACACTCCTAGGCCTTGCCATATCCAGCCGGCTGACTGTACGGCGTCAGACAACGTGGGCAACTGGCGCCAATCTATGAACGCAAGTAGGTCGCCGCCTGGTGTTGTGATATTGCGAGCAAGTGACAGCCATAGGTGTGACCACGCGAAGTAGGCGCGTTGGTCGCGGTGGTCGCCGTCGAATGTCGAGTAGTCGCGTGATACGCCGCTCGAGGCGTACTTGTCCACGACGTCGCGCATTTTGTCAGAACGCATAGCGCCGCCCGAGCTGTATGGCGGGTCGGTTACTACGGCGTCCACTTGCAGCCCTTGGCGGGCTTGCTGCACCATAACGTCCAGGGCGTCGCCGTGGATAAGTTGCACGCTTTCGTCTTCGTAGTACACGGGTGCTTCGCCGTGCACGATGTTGCCGGTCACTGGTCGCCCCGCGCCTGGTCCGGTAGGGCCGTAAGTTTGTCTATCACTTGGCTTGCCTCGCCCTTTGTTAGGTCGCGGGCGCCAGTTATGTCGCGGCCAATCGTGTCGACGCAGAACTGTCTAAGGTCCTCTGCTTGCGTAAGCCCTTTACGCTTAGCGGTCGCGCCCAACATCTTCATCTGTGGCTGTGTAATGGCACTGCCAGCACTTGCGGCCTTCTTTTTTTCGCGTTCACGTTCCACAATTGCTTGCACTTGCTCATCGTGCGACGGTACGTCGTCCCACGGGTCCGGGCCACCGCCGACAACGGGCACCGGGCCAACGTGTTTCGGCTTGCTTGGCGGTCCGGCACGGTGAAACACTTCGTTCGTACTTGCAAGCTTGGCGAACGCGCCCGGCAACATGACGGCCACCAGGCGGCCCAAGGCTGACGTGGCTGCGTTCATCTGTTCCGAGTCGCGCGTATAGGGCGTATCACCCGGAAAGGGCTCCCAACAGTATGCGACGGCCGGGTGTTGGTCGTCAGGTGAACGCCACGCCGTTACCTTCACTTCGATGAACGTACGATTGCCGAGCACGCGCACCGCAGGTTCGCTTTCTACGATGCGCACGTCCGGAAACTTCTCCGCCAATATTTTGAGCCGGTGCGGAACGTCCACGTAGTCATTCAGTTGCCAAGCCATAGGTTGCTGCCTCTCTTTTGCTTCGTGTGTGAAAGTGTAGCCATGGGGTGCAGCGCGGCTTGCGGTGTGAAGTAGCCGGGTGCGCGCATATTGGTACGCCAGTGTTCGGGGGTGTTGGCGTCGTGCAAGTCAATCCACCCGGCGAGCACGACGTCGAACTTGTAGAAACTTATGCGGTGCACTAACGCCAGGACGAACGGGGCGGCCTTGTCGTCCGGGTAGGTAATGAGGTGGCCGTCGAAGTGTTCGGTGCTGCGAACTTCTACGCCTGCAACGTCGTGGCGTGTCTTGTCGTAGTTTGTTGCGAACCCGTACTCGACGCCGAAGTGCTTGGCAAGTGCGAGTTCGCCCAGCCAGCCGACAAGCTGCCGGCGCTGTTCTTCTTCACTGGTCGGGTTCCAGGCGTGCCGGTGCTTGGCACCGATGAGGTTGGCGTTGTGGCGTACCTGGTCGGCGTGTTCGCGTAGCGCTGTTACTTCGTGCGGCATAAGTGGCACGAGTACGCCTTTGCGAAGTTGCGTGGCGTCATATGTGCGATATGTCAAGCGCGAACACCGGCCCATTGTTCGAGCGTTGCGACGGTGCCGCGTAGTTCTTCGATTACGGCACGCTGCCAGGTCATAATTGCCAAGGCGCGGGCGGCGCTGACGGCGGTGTGGTGGTCGGGGCTGTTGTCGGCCAGGTCGGCCAGGTCACGGACTAGGGCTTCGTACTCATGCCAGCGCGGGTTCACGGCCAGGTACTCCACTGTGGCCAGCCGCCTTCACGCTGAATGAGTAGCGCGGCGGCCAGGTTGGTGGCCGGGTCAAGTAGGGCGATGCAGTTGTCCGGGCTGACCGAACCGTGCACGGCGAGCCAACCGGCCGGCCAATACTTTGAGGGTAGGCACCACGTCGGAATGTGCACCTGCATGAGGCCGTAGGAACCGCCTAGGGCTTTGTCGCCGATTGCGTCGGGTTGGCACCCGCTTTCTTTGCGCATGATTCGCTCGAGGGTGTCCAGTTCTTCCTGGGGCCAACCTAGGGTCCAGGCAAGCCCTACGAACGCTTGGCAGTCGCCGGGTGCTATGGGTGCGGGGGTAGGTGTTTCGTCGCGTCCTAGGGGCTGTGGAGCGCTGTTTCGGGGTGCCGTGGGGGTGGTTTCGGGGGTTTCGGTGCTTTCGTACACTGCCGGCGGTATCCGGTCGGCGTCAGGTAGCGGGGCTATGACGAACGACAAACCGGTGAGTGCTGACGTGAGTAGGGCCGCAAGGCTGACGATGCCGGCGTTCATGCCACGGGTGTTTCTGTGACGCTGTGACTATCTTCAAGGCGTACCGGTACGCCCCAGGTCGCCCACTTGTCGGAACGGAACGCCAATTGCGCAAGCATGGAACGGTCCTCGCCTTTCTTGCGGAATATTTGCACCATGACGTGCTGGCCGTCTGGCATGGTGCCGGTGAATACCTCGTAAAAGATTACGACGGGGTCGGGGGTTGGTTCGGTCATCAGGTTGCTGCCTTCCTTTTGAGTTGTGCTAACGACCGTAGCGGGTCGGTGTCATGGTGTGGTGAATACCTTGGCGAACGCTTTCTGGACGGCTTTCGGGTCGGTTGCCAGTTCCAGGGTCAGTTCGACGTGCCACCAATCGCCACCCGGGGCGCCACTGAATGTTGGCGCGGTGGCCTTGCGCCACGTTTCGCGGTCGCAACGCCAGGACCGGCCGAACGGTTGCGGCCAATAGTCAATCACCAGGGCGATACCTAACGTCTGCCAGTTGGCCAGGGCGGTGCGCATGAACGCCAACGATTTGGCGCGGCCGTCGGTAGTGCCTTTGTTTTGTGCCGGGTAGAACCGATACGACAAGTCCAGCGCCACGCCTCGCGCATGGTTCGACACTTGGCCGGGCTTGCCGCGAATGTCACGATGCACCCAGGTGCCGTTATTCCACAGCGCGCCTTGCGAATGTGTTGCAGCTTGTCGGGCCCATTCTTCGGTGCCTGGTAATTTGCCGGCCGTGACCGGGTAGGTCGGTACGACGTACGGCGCGGGCATTATTTTGCGGCGTCGTTTTTCTTGCCACTGAATAGCGACGCGAGGTGCGGGTCGCCAATTTTTGAGGATATGAACGCCATGACGCCGGCGAGTAGCGGCATTGCAACGGCGAGCAAGCCCGGGTCGACGTTGTACTTGGCGCCGAAGTAGGTGAACAGTCCGAGGACGCCGCCTTTTACTGTCTGGTCGACGCCTTGTGCGGTGCTTCCGTTCATGTTGTGCTCAGTTTCTTGCCGCCAGTGAGTAAGGGCGCTGCGTTATTCGTCGTCGGGTTCCGGCGGTGGTGGTGGCACGATTACGACACCGTCAACTACGGCCCAACCGATTGCGGCCGGCTGTTCGGGTGTGTATTCGATGAGGTGCGCGGGGTCGGTGTTAGTCCAATCGCTTGGCACAACTTCGACATTTACGACGATGCCGTTGGTTACGTTCGGCTCGACAACTGCTACGGTGCGTTCGCTCATACTTGGTACTCAATCCATATGTAGCCGCTACCGCCTGCCGCGCCGCTAGTACCTGCCGTACCACCAGCACCTACCGTAACGGTAATACTTGCGGCGGGTGTTACTGCACCGCCCGCAACAATGTAGGCACCGTTGCCACCTTTGGAAACTTTGTCGGCAACGCCCGAAACCGCTCCCGATGTCCAACCGCCTTCGCCACTATTTGCAACGCCCGCTATTGACAAATAACTAGTGCCGCCACCGCCAGCAGTTGTTCCGCCAGCGTTGCCGCCCGTAGCAGATACGGTACCGCCTGAGAACGCAACCGAACTTGTACCGCCGTTACCGCCAGCCGTTGAGCCGCCTGTACCGCCGCCGCCGCCGCGAATGTGCGCGATCGCATACGTCACGCCGGCCGGTACTGTCCAACTACCAGACGCGGAAAAGGCGGCTACGTTTGTCACGCTTCCAAGGTTAGCCCAAGACGTGCCGTTGTAGAACTGCACCTTGTCGGTACTTTCGAGGTAACAGAGTTGGCCTTCGGCCAGTGTTTTTTCTCCGCTTCCACCGAACGCGGCGTCGCGTGCCGTCGTATCGGCGAACACTGGCACGCCAGTCCGCGCACTCTGGTTCATCTGGTCGGCGGTAAGGACCTGCGACGCGGTGAACGTCGGAACGGTGGTCTGTGCGTTGGCGCCCATACGGCAAGCCTAGCCGAGCACGTTCGTGCTATCCAGCACGCCATAGACGGGGTCGTCCAGAATCAGTTGGAATACCACGGTGGTTGGCGATGTGTAGAACCGGACGGTGTGGCCTTGCGCGAAGTCAATTACCGCGTCGATGCCTTCCACGGCTAGTTCTTCGGCTAGCGGGCCGAACCCGAGCACGTCTTTTTCGATGGTAATTGTGTCGCCGATATCTACCAGGGCTACGGCGTCGCGTTGCAGTGACGTGAGTAGCGCAAAGTTGGTGGCCACACTGGTGAACCGGGGCGACGGGTCGGGCACTAGTAGGTAGGCGGCGGCTGTGTCTAGTTCGCCCTGGTCGTGCAACAGACTAGACGTGATTGCGCGCGTCTGAATGAAGTAGGTGCTTTGGCTTGCCAGGTCGTTATCGGTGCCGGTGTCGCCGTCCAAGCTGGTGACGCTTGCACGGTTCACGACGTGCGAGGCGTCGAACTCTATCTCCAGGTCGTTGTACGCCAGGTGTGTGCCCTGGTCGTCGAACTCTACGACGGGCGCCGAAAGTGTGGTGCCGATACGTTCCTGAAATGTGAACACTCCGGTGCGGTCCATGAATAGGCGGCCGAACTCTGCGGTCTGGTTTATCTGTTGCGCATATTGCAACGCGTTCGTTCCTACCGGCACGGTGAACGCCGCGTCGTGTCCTAGGTTTACGGTGCCGGTTGCGATGTTGCGCAAGGCACCCGGAAACAGTGCAACCTCTGGCAAGTCCAACAGACTCTCGAGGCGTTCGCCCGATGTTTCGGTGGTCACGTTCCATTCGTCCAGGTAGCACTGTGCAAGTTTGTAGAACCCGTCGGCGGCCAGAATGTTCACAATATTGCTGCCACCTAATTGGAATTGGTAGTCGTAGTTCACGACGTTGCCGACGAATAAGTAGGTGCCTTGGCGGCTGAGTCGAATGACGCGCAACGGCGCCAACCCTGGCTCATCGTTGGCGACGTCATAGTAAGGGCTGCTCGTGTCGTACGGCGAAAGTATGCCGCCGGCCAACGTGTCGTCCAATACGACGGTCATGGTGCCCGGGCCGAATTGGTCGGTGTCGAGGCGACGGCCGCGCCGGTAGGTGACGCGCTGGCACCACTGTGTAATGTCGGCGAACTGCGTCGTGCCGTCTAGAACATATTGCGAATTATTGAGCACGCCTTTGGTTGCATCGTCAAGCGTGAACCCGTCCTGAATGAACCCGGTGTCTAGTTCGATGAGATAGTCGCCGGACTGTACGACGGGGGTAGCCATGACTAGAACGGCGTGGTGCTCAGGCCGATGTAGCCGCTTCGCTGGTTGTACTCGCGCAAGGCGTCCACGATGACCTGCCCGGCCTGCCCCGGGTCGAGGCTCTGGCTGTTTATTGTCACGTTTTGCACTGTGGTGCTTGGCGTGCTGAGTCGGCTCATCGTGTCACTGAACGCGGCGGAGGCGCCTTTTATGTCGGCCGGGCGTTTCGCACCGGCGATACGGCGTTCGGCTTCCGCTATCGCTTCCATGACGCCGCGCAGATATTCTTGCCCGTTCGCGACGCCTGCACCGTAGAACTTGGCGGCCGATGCCTGCCCAATTTTTTCGGCAATCGCTTGCGTGCGTTCGACCAGGGTGTTGGCTTTGAGTACGCCGTCGGCGCTTGCCAATAGTTGCCGGGCGATTTCGGCGCCGCTTTCTACGCCGGCTTCGAGCACCTGGTTCAGTGCGTCTTTGCTGATACCGCGTCGCAATAGTTCCTCGGTCAGTTTTCCAAACTCGTCGGCGCGTTGTGCTTGACGGCTCAGTTCGTCGAAGAACGAACCGCCGCCTTCTTCGGCCGATGCTTCCAGCGCATCTTCGAAGTTCATCGCGTCCGTTATCGTGTTCGTGACGCTGCTAGCGAAGTCGTCGAACGCTTGCTGGGCGGCCCCTAGGCGTTCTTCGGCAATCTTTAAGGCGTTGGCCATGTCGTCACGCAAGGCTTTCGCGGCGGCTTCCAGGCGTTCTTGCAGCTTCTTGGCGCGGTCGGCCATACGGTTGAGGCCGCCGCCTGCACCGCCGCCTTCTTCTTCTTCGCCGCCACCGGCCAGCGCGTTGGCTGCGGCGCTAATACGGTCGAGGCGGTCCGGTATCGGGTTCAGTGCGTTGCGTGCCGCGCTGGCTTGCGCGCTCAGTGAACCCAGCCGGCTTTCTAGGTCGTCAAAGTAGGCGAGGGTTCGGGCTTTCAGTTGGTCGGTGATTACGGCGCCACCGGCTGCGGCTAGTGCGGCACTGAACGCTGGCAGTCCGGCTTTGCCACGGGTGGCCAGGGCTTGCGCGGCGCCTATCAACGTCTGGATACCGGCGTACGCCAGTGCCACGGTTTTCACGAACTCCAGCACGCCTTCGGTTGCGGCTTTCATCGCGCGAATTGC